GGATTTGTTCCATTTCTGAGTATCATCATACATCATTTAAAAAATGAAATGGATATTATTCGTATAGTAACTCAATTTCGAAAAAATTCCGGAAATATCAATTTAACAAGTATCAAAGATAACATTACTGCACTTTCAACTGCAGTAAAATCAGGTAAAGTGAATGTTATAAACGATTTATTATTATATAGAAAGGCGGACATAAATACTTTATCTGATGAGAATAAAGCATTACTATCGGAATTATTAGCAAAACAAGTCAAGGAACAAGAAGAAGCCTTAGCCGTCGCAAGACAACACGAACAAGTCAAAAAACAAGAAGAGTTAGAGTTAGCCGTCAGCAGACAACACGACAAAAAAGCCGCCAGAAGACAACAAGAACAAGTCAAAAAACAAGAAGAGTTAGCTTTAGCCGCCAGAAGACAACAAGAAGACCAAGACAAGGCCGTCGGCAGACAACCACTAGATTATAAACTTCCAATCCCGGACAGAAACGGATATCCGGATGATCCAGACAATCCAACAATTCCAGAATTTTGGAAACCAATATTTAATAAAAGCGAAACTGAGTTACTAGACCTAAGAACGAGAATAAAAGATATAATGACCCAAGACGATAGTATTGAAATGGTTGGTAATAAGATAAAAGATACATGGACTATGTGTAAAATAGTTCAAACTATGATACCAACCTACTATGTCCAAACAACAAATGGAGTGTATACGCAAGGACGGTTAATAGACGATTTAAATATCGATTTTACACATTACAACATGATGTTATGCGCATGTTTAATTTTATATGGTATATTGTCAGATAGGATGGTCGGTGAAAAATACAGTTTACTTTTAAAAGGCGGTAAAGCAATTCAACTAGTTTTGGCACAAATACCAAAAAATATTAAACAATATACAAGTGAAGACATTGATATAATGGTGAAACCAACAGACGATAAATCGTATGATAGAGATGAAATTAAAAACTTAGCAAGTCATATTGGATATTTATTAAAATGGTTTTTATCGTCTCCTACACTAAAGACCAATATATCTGTTTTATTACCGCCAACAGAACCCAATCCAAAAACAAATCCGAACATTGTAAAATTAAGTTATGAAAAGATTGTTAAACGACCTAATCATAGAACCGGAAATCAAGACTCGGTATATAAAGCGTTATCAGATATAGACTTTAAAGAATTACCAGCTGAACTAGCACCATATTTTAATCAAGTACACAAATATGAATTTTATATAGAAGAATTACAAACGGATGTATTATTTGTATGTCCGCATATGGGGGCATTAATTGATGAAAAATTATACTTTTATTCGAAATATATGAAGTATAAAATATTACTAGAAAAAGGTAAAAAAATAACAGATCCAACTTATGAAAAGGTTACGATTGATGAATGTGACTATTTATTGAACAAATTTTCAAAGGCAATAAGGGGACTTACATATGGATTGGAGCAACAACGAAATCCAGACCTAGTTGGATATATGTTACTAGATAAACAAGCAAAATTCTTATCGCAACGACTAGACAAATTTAATGTAATTGGCGAGACCAAATCGCGATTACTCAATTCACTATTTCAATCTTAAAAACTCTAAATGGGAGACAATCGTCTAACAATTACAATAAAAATTGTATCAATATTTTTTATTGTATGCAATGTGATTCTATATATTTTATAAAAGGACAAATATGTATCACCGAATGTAATGGTGATGAACGAACAATACAAGTCCAAGAAGAATGTCTATAAAAAGTGGTAAACTAGCCAATTGACTTTTGTTAAACGCATATATAGCCGCGCTCATATAAAGGAGTCCGTGCAGGATACGATATTTCGCCCACCACGTATCACCACCTGCTTCAGGTGCGTGTAGTCGTTTATTTGTAAAATATAAATAGAGCAATCCGATTGAGATTGAGAGTAATACCAATCCGTAAAATGGGAGCCACGATTTATCTAAATACAGTGGGAGCATCGCAATAAAAATTCGCAAAGGAATACATCCAAACAAAAAATACAACTTGCTATTTTTATTTTCAAGCATAGTTAATAATATACAGATCGAAATAAATGTGAAATACTACGTCTACAAAGCTTGAATTTCTAAGATGTTAGTCGCAGGCGCTTCTACTAGTGGCTTAAACCGAATATTCGGAAACATTTCCAACGATAAATCGAATTTGAATCGGAGTTTCACCAAACAGCGTAGACAGATATATGTGTCTACCAGCGAATTATGGAGATCTAACGGCGTTTCTTTGAACAAGTGTTCATATAATTCAACCAATTTGGGACTTTTATAATATATTTTACCATCGAGAGCCGTGCGCTCAATTTTGCACGCATTTCGTCCCACACGCATTGTGCAGAAGATATCCTTTTGAACAGTCTTTTCGTATTCCGTATCAAATACAGAGGCGACTGAATCACATCCGCGTCCAATCAGTTCATCCTTGTGTCGCCTCAATTCTGTGAGAATCATATCTCGATCAAATTGGATGTTGTGTGCGACAATCATATTGCACAACATATATTCCGTATAAAATTCTTGTAATGCGTTTGTGATCGATGTGCCCGTGTCGCAGATTGACCGCGTAATGCCCGTTATTTCCGTGATTTTCTCGGAAATTTCCACATCGGGGGCAACATTGATATATCGGTCAACCGATTTCACCACTCTCCAATATTGTGTGTCGAAAATAACGAAACTAATTTGGAGAATGTGAGGTAATTCGGTCAATGCGACGCTATCAGGTTTTTTGGGCAAAAGCCCCGTCGTTTCGACGTCGAATACCATGATCCGACGTCGATTAGGTTTTTCAGTAAATAGAGACATAGTCTTTTATTGGTTGTGTATTATTTTTGTGGGACATTACTATCAATTTTACAGTTCGGCGATTTTTTGCGATTTGTGTTAACATGAAAATGCGTGATTTTTCATGCAGAAACGCGATATTTCTTATAAATATTTCGTAAGGCATTGTCGTCGTCGCGTCTAGCGGCGTCGATCGATTCGTTATAATAGGGGAAAGGGATATCCAGCTTCCGATCTTGGACAGCTAGACGTTTAAACTTCTTTTTATATATTTCGAAATTACAACTTTCATAATGTTGGACGAATAGCCCAGGTAGTTTCGGCATGGATGAGCCCGTTATACTCGTCTTCATTCGATGTGGACCATTCGCAGAGACGTCGGATGCTACCCGTCCGCCACTCTTCCCGTTCCCGTAACTCACGCATTTATCTGGTTGTTTAGAGCAGTCTATAAATGTCGACGCGTCAAAGCAGTTATCCGATTCGGTGGGGATCTTGGAATATTTCGCCTCGAGGTTTTGCATCCAAAATGTTCGCACGTCATCCGGTAAGGCATCGATTTGGTCTAAATCGCCTTGAAGAATTTCATCCGAATCGATATGTATCAACCATTTGATTTGGGGGTTGTCCATGGCGGCCATTCGAAATGCCCGATTTACCCAGTCATTTTGACGTTTTTGAATGTCTTCGTATTCGTTAACACCATTTGATTTACCCGAACGGACGGTTACATCGGGTTGACTTTTTAGAAAGAGTTCCAGATCGGGGGTTTCTTCTAAACGAATATAAAAGTGTCGAATTCCAAGATCGCGGTGTTTTTCCAGCCACGTCTCAATGTCTTTTGGCTCTTTCATCATGGAAATAATTCCTATACCCGTTTTTTTGTTTAAAAACTGTTCTTTTTTTAATTCGGTCATTTTCCAAGACAAGTATTTCGTAATTGCGGTATAAAAAACAACACATAATACGACAATGGCTAAAAAAGTGGCTATGTTGATCCAAGTTAAATATTGCCCACTTTTAGAGGGTTTTGTGGAAAACGTAAATTTACCCGAAGGTTTCGAATTGAGCTCGGAAGATGTTAATTGATTGAGTTTCATTTAACATATTTAGATAAATAATTTGTAGGGTTATTGTATATTATAATGGATTATCCTACGGTAGATCAGATCGAAATAAACGCAGAAAACAAGGATTCATTTGGACAAATGCAAAACCATGTATGTTTAGTAGCACAACTTCAACTCGCCGGTTCAACGTCGGGAGGAGTAAAAGAGGTATTGGATAAATCCGCAAAATATTATTATGGATTTCGAGATGAGAATAATACAATTAATACCATGTATAATAAGAATCCTGACTTGGTTAAAAATGAGATCCCATTAAACGCCCGTTTAAACACAGGTAATTCTAGTAAATCGTTAACACCTATAATACCCCTTGATGAAAATGAAAAAATCAAAAGTATTAAAAAAATAATTAAGGAAACATTTGAAGGATATAAAGTGGTTCCAACACCGGGCGATTCTCGAGACACGTTTAAAAAGGAGGCATATAAAGGGCTTGATGAAACGTTTGATGGTCTACTAATATCAGACCGCCAATTTTTAGGACAAGGAGCGCGTATTATGCTATATGCTAAATATACTAAAAACGATGATAAAGTGAATGCATATGGCCAAATGTTATTTATTAAATCGGGAAGCGTTGAATCATTAAAATTAAAAATAAAAGATAATGTCGTCACACTGGGGTCTATGGTCGGCGCTAAGAAAAAAATACTATCCCTAATGAATGACCTTTTTGGAGTTACATTTTCCATAGCCCCTAAGTCTGCAGCCGAGGTTGAGGCTGGATCTGGAGCTGGATCTGGAGCTGGATCTGGAGCTGGATCTGGAGCTGGATCTGGAGCTGGAGCTGGAGCCGAGGCTGGGGCTGATGGTGCGGTAAATCGGCGCTTAATGATAGAGAATGGTCCTCTCGTTCCTGAGGCTCCTGTGGGTAATCAGCCCTTAGCAATAGAGAATGGAACAATAAATGATATAGATATGGGTGGCGGCAAATCGGCCAGCAGAAGGCGCAGAATGAGTTCCAAGAAGGGTGGTCGCAACAATTCTGCGTCGCGCAAACAGAATAAAAAGGGTGGTGCGAAAGCACGTCGTTCACAAAAGGCAGGAAAACGTATGCGTTAAGTCGATCTTCTTGAACAATAATTATCAATAAAATAAATGCATTATTTTATTGAAACGCAAGTGATAAAATATCATTATACTATAGTCATGGTTAATTCAGTAAGCATAATTGGTCGATTTGATGCGAAACAAGAATCCTTCAAAAACATAGAGGAGGAATTAAAGAATAATTTAGATAAATACGTGGGTGTAAATAAAAACGAGGAACCAAATAATGAGAAATGCGATCTTCAATATCTATTGCATAAAAAGGCGGGCAAAAAAATAACAACTTGTTCGGAAAATAATAATAAGGTTACACAATCAAATGTGGAGATTGCGAAGCAACTTGCGAACATAAATAAAATATTCAATACACAAGACGAATCAGAATTAGCCGATAAAATAAAAACAATATTAACAAATTTACAGGTTACATATATTAATAGATCATTTTTTATCGCATATTTTCCATATACAATTAAAAACGAGACAATTGATGTGGTCGACGGAAAAATCTTACATATCGCATTCGACGAGAAAGGCGATTATACAACACCCATTCAAACCAAGAACGTGAATATAAAAAATAACAAAATATATTCCAATATCTTACCCGATACATCTGCCGCGACTGCTATTCAAAAGATGTTTCGTGGAAATAGAACACGATCGACTTTAAAGAAACGAGATGAAGATAAACTGGAGGCGGCAGCGAAGGTAGAGGCGGCGAAAGTAGAGGCGGCGAAAGTAGAGGCGGCGAAAGTAGAGGCAGCGAAAGTAGAGGCGGCGAAAGTAGAGGCGGCGGAGAAGAAGAGAACGGCAGATGCACTGGCTGCAGCGGAGAAGAAGAGAACGGCAGATGCACTGGCTGCAGCGGAGAAGAAGAGAACGGCAGATGCACTGGCTGCGGCGGAGAAGAAGAGAACGGCAGATGCACTGGCTGCGGCGGAGAAGAAGAGAACGGCAGATGCACTGGCTGCAGCGGAGAAGAAGGAGGCAGCGGAGAAGAAGGCGGCAGCGGAGAAGAAGGCGGCAGCGGAGAAGAAGAGAACGGCAGATGCACTGGCTGCAGAGGAGAAGAGAACGGCAGATGCACTGGCTGCAGCGGAGAGGAAGGAGGCAGCGGAGAGGAAGGAGGCAGCGAAAGTAGAGGCTGAGCGAAAAAAAACGAAGAAGGAGGAGGAGCGAAAGAAGAAGGAGGAGGAGCGAAAGAAGAAGGGATATGATAAAAAGGCAACCTATATTCGAAGACGGGATACTAAACCAAATGTGGTAACTGATTTAAATTCTCTAATACCTAAACTTGCTCGGAGAGGACTTTTTTCTAGGATTTTTCGTTTAAACACGGAAGAACATAACGAGAAAAAAAAAGAAATTATTGAGTATATTAATGCAGAAATCGATTTATATAATGATGTATACAAAGACGAAACACCTATAAAAAAATTGACGTATACTGATATTAATAAAATAAATCAGGAAGGTATATTAAAAGCTTTAAACGCCATATTAGACACAATTAATATTGATATTAATAAAAAAGGAGGAAAACTAACCCGTAAAATGCACAAAACAAAATCAAACACAAGAAAATCCACAACTCGAAATGGTGATCGTAAAACCAAGAATTATAAAAAAGTATCAAAAAACGGGAGACAAACTCGTCACAAACTCTAAACTATTTCGGCTCTCGCCTACAGAGTTCACTCCGAAAACGTAGGCTCTCGCCTACGTTTTCGTCCAAACCTATTACGATATCACCTACACAGTAGATCCACCAGCCACCGTTTGCCGCAAAAATTCATCAAATTCGGCATACGCATTTTCGACAGAGAAATCCCTAGGCGCCTCTATAGACATTATAATACTGCCTATATTCTGAGTTTTATAACGGGAACCCCCACCCAGCTCGCCCAACGTTTTCACATATGGTGTTAACCAACACAGTGATTTTAGGGGTGAAATTAATGAACTATAAAAATGATCTACGTGCACATTCATGGGATAAGCCTCCTTCATTTTCGGAATCGCATCCTTGTGGATAAAATACGCACATGTCCCCCATTGATAGAGCATATCATATAAATTTTCTCCTACCTTTTCGCGGTTGCGTTGTTCGGTTATAAATTTTGGATGGGTATATAACTGAATATATTTTGAACCATTTTTGGTTGCGGCATGCAACATAGGTTGAACCTCTTTTAGAAGCATTGGGATATGGATAAGTGTGTCGTCTTCCAATACCAAATTCCATTCCGTCAAACTTTTTTCAGAGATTTCATCCACAAGTAATTGATGAGACAAGTTGCACCCCAATTTCCCAGGGTGATGACGTCGTATGCTGTTCATGTATCCGGGTGTGTTATACCCCTTCTCTATCGCTAAATCCGAATACTTTTGGAAATTGGATACAGAATCAATTGCGACAAATTTGTTGATTGGATGAATTTTATTTAAATGGTTGTAATTCGCGTCGCGAATTTCTGAAGGGGTATATACAATCATCCACACGGTAAACGGTATATTTGTATTCGCTTCATTCATATTTTCATCTATATTTTCATCTATATTTTCATCGATATTTTTATCCACATTTTCATCTATATTTTTATTCACATTTTTATTCACATTTTCATCCACATTTTTATCTACATTTTCATCTATATTTTCATTCATATTTTTGGAGGGAAACGTAGGTGTTAGCCGAAGTTTCCCGAGTGAACTCCGGAGGAATGCGAAGGATTGTCGAAGGATTTCATCCACATTTTCATCCATATTTTCATCCACATTTTTGGAGGAAAACGTAGGCGTTAGCCGAAGTTTTCTGAGTGAACTCCGGAGACATGCGAACGATTGTTGAAGGAGTTCATCTATATTTTTATCCACATTTTCATCTACATTTTTATCCAAATTTTTGGAGGGAAACGTAGGCGTTAGCCGAAGTTTTCTGAGTGAACTCCGGAGACATTCGAAGGATTGTCGAAGGATTTCATCCACATTTTCATCGATGTTTTCATTCATAATTTCATATGAATTTTCATCCACATTTTCATCTACATTTTTATCCATATTTTCATCCATGTTTTCATCCACATTTTCATCCACATTTTCATCCATATTTTTATCCACATTTTCATCCACATTTTCATCCGCATTTTCATCCACATTTTCATCGATGTTTTCATTCATAATTTCATATGAATTTTCATCCACATTTTCATCTACATTTTTATCCATATTTTCATCCACATTTTCATCCACATTTTCATCGATGTTTTCATTCATAATTTCATATGAATTTTCATCCACATTTTCATCCACATTTTCATCCACATTTTCATCCATATTTTCATCCACATTTTCATCCGCATTTTCATCCACATTTTCATCCATATTTTTATCCACATTTTCATCCATATTTTTATCCACATTTTCATCTACATTTTTATCCATATTTTCATCTACATTTTTATCCATATTTTCATCCATATTTTTATCCATATTTTTATCCGCATTTTCATTCATAATTTCATATGAATTTTCATCCACATTTTCATCCACATTTTCATATGAATTTTCATCCACATTTTCATCCACATCTTCATCCACGTCTTCATATGAATTTTCATCCACATTTTCATCCACGTCTTCATATGAATTTTCATCCACATCTTCATCCACGTTTTCATCCACGTTTTCATCCACGTTTTCATTCATAATTTCATATGAATTTTCATCCATGTTTATTTATATTTTATATATAAATAAAATTAAACATACATTTAACCGAATTATTTTATCTAAATAATGTAAATGAGCGCATCAATTCAAGTATCGGACCTGAAATATGATACAAATAGTGGGACAATATCATCGGTCGGTATAATAATCGATTCGCAGTCGTTTAGTATCGTGTTTAAGGATAATAAATATATTGTGACTAATAATGGGGAGAGCTTGGGAAAAAGTGTTGTGAATCTAAAAGAACCCGATAAGAAACCGGTTGTTGATGTTAAGGCTAAGCCTGACGTTAAGGCTAAGCCTGTTGATAAAACTAAGCCCAAGGTTGTTGATAAGACTAAGCCCACGGCCGATTCTAAATCATTCAAGGATAACGATGAACTTATTAATATATTAAGACAAAAGGAAAATGGATTTAAAAAACTCCGAGATCCGCGTGATTATGAAGGGTTGCATCATGGCGGACCCTACGTATGGTGAGCGAAGTGAACAGAAGCCGAAGGCGTTCGCTTTATGAACATTCAAACGCCTATATTATTACAATTGTTTTACACCTTTTAACATTTCAAACGCCGATGTAAGTAATCGCTAATCAATCATCTTTAGATTTATTTACAATCTAATCTAATATAATATTATAATGGGATACCAATATTTTGACCAGTATACATACCTTCATTTTGCTGTAGGTATAGTAGTATATTTTTGGAATATTTCTCTATTAAATTGGGTTGTTTTACATACTATTTTTGAAATTTTAGAAAATACTCAAATGGGTATAAATATTATTAATCAATATATAATATTTTGGCCAGGAGGAAAGCCAAAATCAGATACTATTATTAATAGTGTAGGGGACACTTTCGGTGCTGTATTTGGATGGTTATCAGCTTATTATTTGGATAAATTAGGGAACAACTATAAATGGTATGCTTTACATATCAAATAATAATTTATACTGTTGGATATGTAAAATGGGACATCGATTGTAAGGGCAACCGATTGAACCGGAATGAAATCCCGACGAAGATAACAAAAACAAAAATAAACAAAATATACAGAACGCGGTTTTTTTATATTGGTTGATGGATGCACCATCATTTTTAACGTCTACACGGTATACATGGTACAAGGTCTATCGTGTAGAGAGTTGGGATGCCGCTCTCCTCTGTTGTTCCTTCGTTAAACGCTTTTTGTCTCTCTTGTTCCTTCCTTGCCCGTAGTTTGTCTCGTTTCACCCTTCTCTGTTTTCTTTTTTTGGATATGTCTACCAGACTGACTCTCAGTATAGTAATGCGGTGGTCGTGTTTACCAAGACCGGCGGATACTACATCTTCGCCTAAATCACAATAGTGCGATTGGCAGCAATATTCGTCGACACCCACAACTTCGTCTGCATACTTTTCAAAATACTCCAAATTGTTTGTAATTTCTCCAATCTCCACTTCGACTCGTTTCTTGTAAACCCTTGTGGTGAGCTCGCATTCCCCACCACTACAATACCCACTATGATCCGACGCCTCTTCCTTGAAAAGAATCTCGATACGAACGCTCATTTGCTTGTTGATAAATACTGATTGTTGTAAAAATAAAATCAAATAAGCCCTTCAATTTTATGCTTATGTCCAATTTAACACCTTTTCTCATTTCAAACGCCCATTTACACGGCAAAAACTAAGAAACAATGTAAAATAAATAGTAGGAATTTCACCTACGACGGTCTTACTTTTTCCTGTTCTTCTTTGGTAGTGGAACCGGTGAAAGACGAAATGTGCGAATAAAATGCGGTTGGACGAGTTTGGTTATATATCTAGCAGTGCTGTATAAAAACGTTATCGTGGAGGGAAATGTAGGCGCTAACCGAAGTTTACCAAGTGAACTCACTTGGTAGTGCAAAGCATTGTCGCCAGAGTTTTAATCGTCTAACGGAATACACAAAAAATATAGGTGAAAAGCGGTTTTCATATTAAACTTTTTGATCGAGCCGGAACACGGATGTGAGCGAAGTGAACAAATGATCCGTAGCCGAAGGCGTTCGCTTTAAGGGAATTCAAATAAGCCTTTTAATTTTTTAATATTTATGTTACATTGAAGCATAAAATATTAAAAAACTTCTCCGGTCATTCAAACAAAATAGCGATACGCGTTTCGCTTTCCCTTCTTATATTCAACACGTTTCGCAAGACCATCCTTTACTAATTTTTGTAGTCGATAATTCACCGTATTATCAGGCGTTTTTCCTTTAAATTGATCTGGGTGCTTACCTCGAATTAACGCTGTAACTTCATTTTCGGTCTTAGGTTCTTCGTCTAAAACTTGCAATATGTAGAAATCCCAAGAACCGCGTTTTGCGATATTTGTACGTTCTTTATTCATAAATACAGTTTTTTTATCGGATACAGAATTTGTTGTGGTCGGTTCTATATCAGGAAGCAAGTTAAGCGGTTCATATTGAGCGCTAGTTCTTTCTTCTACTGATCGGATACTTTTTGAGGGAGAGCTTAACGATATGTTCTCTTCCTCATCCAATGATTTCGGTGACTCATCCAATGATTTCGGCGACTCATCCGGGTAAAGATTCTGCAATGCATTCACTTTAATCATTATATTTGCAGCAATATCTTTGTTCGACGATGCAACCTCTGCCAATTCGTTAATAATTTTCGTCTGTTTTCTGGTTAAACTCTTCATACCACCGCGTTTGATAGTTTCGCGTTTTTTTCGTTGATTGGGTCGTTTGGATATGGTTTTCTTCACCATTTATACATTATACGCAGAAATATATAAAACTATGTCCAATTTCACTTGGTAGTGCGAAGCATTGTAGCCGGAGTTTTATTGTCTAAAGGTATAGACAAAAAAATACGCATGAAAACATAGTTGAGCGACTGAATTCATATGACTATAATTGGAGGAGTTTACATTTGTAAACTGCAGCTAACTCCGACCTTCCCTTCCAATGCAAACATTTGGAGGAAGGCTTCGGCTTCATAAAGCCAGTTTCGCATTTTACCGTGTGTAGACACAACATCGGCGACGTTCTCGTTCACGTCAAGTTTCAGCACCTTTGTTGTAGTGTGACTAATCCACAATGAATGATATTCATGGCATTTCTCCAAATAATCGAGAGCAATCGCGGATTCGCCATCACGAGAACGTTTCGCGACACGCTGATAGCAGACGTCGGGTGCTGCCTCGACATAAATCATACCATCTAGTGTAAAATTGCCTTCATATTCGGCAAAGTATCGCTCGTAAATATTATACATCACATCGTCAATCAGACCGTCGGCATGCAGCATTTTAGCAAAGATATGTTTGTCCGCATCGAGCGATCGTTCGCATATAATACCCACACAGTTGGGGTTTTCGCGTAGGATACGCTTCAGTTCATGTAATCGAGTCGTATACGCCATGATCTGAAACGCAAAGGCATATTTGGCCGGATTTTCGTAAAATTTCGCCAATATAGTCTGACCTTTTTGGTCACGAATTTCCTCCCAAATGTGAACCGGTTCTCGAAGAAAGATCCAACCCGAATTTTTACCTAAATGCGTTTCTAGGTTTTCCAAAAGGGTAGATTTTCCGGCGCCAATATTTCCCTCCAACGAAACAATAATCGGGCGTTTGGACATACTATAATATAATAAGAGTCAAAGTTATTATATCATATAATCGACCGCGACGGTTTCAATTTTATACCAGTGGTTCATTGAAAGAATGCACTGATCGGTTGCATGCCGGTTCGCTTGTGTTCAATTTTAGTGAGGAATTTATCAAATAGCAAGGTCTTAATCTTAGCCGAACAATATTTTTCCTTCTTCTTCATGAACTGCTCCATATCAGGAGTTTCGTTTTCAATTTGCATCACATCTTTGCGATAGCTTTTAATCGCAGCCGTTTTGCGCTGATGTTCCCAAATTGGTTCCAACGCGAGACCAAATAATTGTTGGAGCGGTTTCATCAACTGATTGGTAATGTAATGAGTATAATCGATCGGAACGCTGTGTTCTGAAATATAATCGGGCGTCTCGATCTTATCCCCCATCAACGCCTTTTTGTCCTTATTCACAACAAATACAAATTTCATACGGTCACCGGGTTTGGGGCGGTTTCCCGGATCGCGTTTTCCAATTCGCTCCGCCAAGACCCAATGACCGATTTGCATAGGATTTTTATAGTCACTGCGGAGAGCCTTGGTAATTGTTAGTTTTTCCATAGGCACAGTCCCCGCAATGAGATTTTCGAGTGATTGATTTAAGAATTCGATTGCCTTCTGGATATCGTTTTCTTTCATCAATATATTCAATATTCCGCCGTATGTATCCTTCAAATAATCGCAGGAATCACGTCGTTTCAACGAGAGACCCATATATTTCAAATAACCCTTTGACGCGTCCTCTTCGTATAACATACCGACATATCGCTTCTTCGACAATAGAATAAACGGCATGAGCGTTTTTTCATAAGTCAAGCATTGTGGTGCTTTCAAGAATTGTGAACACAAAGCGCCCACGTCTTGACCAATCTCGATAGTCATTTCCAATGCCCGTTTACCGCGTATTTTCGCGCCGGTAACCGGATCCTCCAAATTTAATGTGAAGAATACGCTATCCGTATCGCCATATACGTATTCTGCGTTGCATTTTACCAATCCACAACATTTGGTGTCGTATAATCGATTTTTGTAAACTTCTTCGATGACGCGTTTCGCATAGGTGATCATCATTCGACCGGTAGCAGTCGTCGATGCAGCAACGTCTTGTTCGTAAAATGTCGATGTGCGCGCGCCGCATTGTCCATATAATGAATTCGCGGTTACCTTATAACCGAGCTGACGCTTGTCCAAAATATTCTGCATAAATGGATCGGGTTCGGTCTTGATTTTACTACGAGTATCCTTTCGCGCTTTTAACAGTTCCTCTAAAATCGCAGGCATGACTGATTTCTGATCATTCGGCAATTGCGCCCATCGGCAAATTTTCTTACCGGAAACCACCTTTTCTGCACGAGAGGTCGGACTCTTTCGACAGGTCCGGTATGTATCAAATTCAATATCAATGTATTGATATCCGGACATATTATCGTAAATATACTTACCGGTCGCATCGCGCTCACCGGTTTCCTTCACCAATGTTCCGGATAAATCGTATTCCTTTGTCCAAACCTTGCTATCGTGCGAATAATTCTGACTAATCATCGAAGATGGATAAAGTGACGCATAATCCACACAGGCCACTGGATTGTCCATATACATGGAACATTTGGGAGGTAGAACGATCGCTCCCTCATATCCGTCACCCGCAGACGACTTCTCCAAATCGGGCATTAACGTATCCTTTTCTCGGCATTTTTTCGCGACGTAGCTGGTAAGTTTGATACCCTGTCCGCGGAAGACCAGAAATGATATAGGAACGCTACAAATGCGCGACATTTCCACATATCCGGTGATAACGTCAATCTTAGACATGAGATGGTGCACAAGGTTGCAATCCTGAATACAGTATTTCGCGACGATCGCGCGATCGGCGGAGGAACCTTTCGACAAACGAAATATATCTTGTGGGGATACATCGTCTTTCGCCATGCCCCATTTGATATTTTTGGCCGTATCACCTTCCATTTCAGTTCCACCGATCACTATAACATTGTATTTATTTTTGCACTCCTTTCCCTTTACCGTTTCACATATTTCGCGATTATGGTCGATATCCAACACGCGAAACTTTTTGCCGTCTTTATAATAATCCGATGTAAATCCACTGAGTTCGATATGTATAAAGTCTCCCGCGTGGAGCCCGGAGAGATTTTTACTGAACAATTCAGTGACTGACCCGTGAACGGGGTGTTGGACATGTTCTACGCGCTTCACACTATCGCTGATATATTGACCGGCGACATCGTCCAATTTGTATGACGCTAGGTTGAAATCGCGGCGGAAATAAGTATACATATCAATTTGAAGACGACCGGTTGTTTTATAGAAACGCAGGTCGTATTCACCCGTAGCCAATACAATTTTAGTATTCTCGATGGAAAGTTCGCCGTCAGTCTCCTTTGCGCACACTTCATCACATTTTCGCGACAATTTCAAGAACTCGCGATCACAGTGATTTTCTTGCGCTCTACGAAACATGAACTCATAGTCAAACCCGAATATGTTATACCCAATGATAATATCCGGATTTTCTTTTTGAATGAGATTTCTCCACTGTAATAACAATTCGGTTTCGCTCGCAACCGGTTCAATGACCGCTCCGGGGACAGGATCACATGAACCGAGAACAAGACAATGATTTAGATACGGTTCCGGTTCGCCATATCGCAGGAAAGTCGAACCAATAAAGGTAACCTTGTCTCCCTCTAGGCGTGGAAACATCATAGTCAACACTTCATTTGTGTATTGTATTTTCGCATCGCGTTCGTATTTCGGACTCAATAGAATATTTACAAGAAGTTGTTTCTCTTCCGCCTTGCCCAGCTTTTTAGCAACACTCGTGGGGCGTGTCCATATGGGCGCGGATTCCACTTCGGCTGGCGCAGATTCATCGTCATTTTCTTGCGCATCATCCGACCCGCCTATTTGCTGTTTAATTTGGTCAAATATAGCTTCTAAGTCGAGTAAATGCGAGTTGTCTTGCTCTTCTTGGTTGGATGTCTTCGCATTTTTAATGGGCGTATTCAACAAGATTTCAATCAACGCCGTCAAATTTGTTTTAGATGGAATATTTTTTGGGTATACAACATCTACGTTCTCAAATTTATCCATCGAAAACGCGGTGAGTATGCACCGTTTTAAGAGCATTTTCGCACGAGATTCATCGAGCTTTTGTGAGGATACTTCCATCCGCATAAATACGTCGACAATGTTCATCGCAAGTCGCTTGTATGTTTTGATAGGTAACGGGAAGTCGCCATGGCTGCTGCTGGCTTCAATATCAAAACTGCATATTTTGTATGGAACGGCAGTTTCTTTTTCGGGCATAGGTGTAATGTGTGCGATATCGCATATATATTCGTAGTCGCACGTGGTTGTTTTGGTTTCAGGAACAAGGGCCTTTGTCGTATGAACGAAAATCCACCCAGAAGGGCTGACGTTTTGAATGTGAAAATATCGAAGAAGTGGCGGGATAGTGCTTTCGTATAGTTCAAGGACAACCTTGTTGAATACAAGTGGGGTCAATCGACGATACTCGCGCGAATCTCCGCGTTCTTCCTCGGTCAAATACGTATACCATAACCCACGCACACGGTTCATGCAGGCCGTATTTTTAAAGGTTATTTTCGCAAATTTGTGTTTTTTACCGCCACTGAATCCATATAATTTGTGATGTTCAACGATTTCAATAGACAATACCGAGGCGCCGTGAAATCTACCCACTTTGTTGCGAATATGTTGAAGTAACGCGACTACATCGTCGCGAACCCAATCGTCGCCGATGCGTAAGTAGAAGAACGGTTGATAATTGTCCACATATAGACAACACGATTCACCCTTTTCGTTTATACCAAACATTTGGATGACGAAATGGTTTGTTTCCATTGTTTTTTTTTCGCGAGTATCTGTGCTCGAGTCGTCCGACACCTGTTCGGGACACTGGTCGTATACGTGAAAATCCAACAACCGAAACGATTTACCCGAGACAGCCCGCTTTACTTTGATGACCTTTTTAATATCCGCCATGATAATAATAGACCGTTGTGCTTAATAAGTTTTATAGAATATTATAATCAATATATGTACCAATTTTCATTCAATTTTATATATAGTTTATATATAAAATGTTAATTTTCCTGTTTACGCTTACGCTAGCGATTCTATTTGTGCCCGGGTTTATCTATAAATTTCCAAAAGGTTATTCCAGATTGGCCGTAACAGCCATGCACGCATTCTTATTCACAGTGGTTTATATCATATTCCGGACATATGTATTTGATCGACCAATTGAGGGATTTAGTCCAAGTCAGGCTTTAGAAGACGAATCGTCGAAAATAATGAATCGTCTGTCGGTTGACCAAATAAAGGCTCTTAAAGATTTGACCGAAGAGCAGCACAATGGCTTGGCGAAGTTGGTCATGACTATGACTGAAGACCAAATAGAACAGATGCTCATAATGCAACCCGATGAAATTATAAAAATGATAAACGAGGCTATAAATTAAAATTATTCGGTAGCGGATCGCTTCAAAACAGGTTTCCGAATATTTTTGGAGACGGTTCCGCCATTTTCTCGGAACTATTAGATTCCACGCAATCAGTTGTAAACCACTTATACATCGCCTTGGCTTTGCGTTCCCCCTGATAATATTCGAGTTTTTTTCCACAGATCTTAAACAAGGTCGGGAACCCGCCGTTAATCGCGACAGTTTGTTCCCCGTTGGGGAAATAATGCATGTTCAAATCGGCCAACATTTTATCCACAGTAAGCCCGCGCTTCTTATTTTCGGCAGTATCACCAATGTTCTTGATATCAAAATGAACATTCTTCAAACTACGTCCGCGATTCATTTTGATCATTTGTACCATCTTTTTCCATTCTGGTTTAAGAGATTTACAATATCCACACCATTCGGCATAAATCTGACCGACGCAAATGGTCTTCTTGTGTGCATTATTTTTGCGACGCGTTTTGCGGTCGTTCTGCTTTCTTGGTGCGCGGCTAGTTTTGTTCATTCTACTATATATCTTATACTTGAGAAATAAGATATGATAAAACGTATATGATAGCCTTATGAGTTTTTATATATTTTTCTATCCATCTAAATATATACAATTGTTATAGGATGGGAAAAACGATCACATATTTAAAATCCGGAATTGCTCAATATGGTGTAACTATTTTACTCATTATGATATTTTTAGCAGGTATTTATTTCATTTTCTGGATGGGAAATAGTAACGAAGTGACTAAAATGGAGAAGGAGTTGCATCATTTAAAAACAAAATTAATAGCATCTGAAGCGGTTATATCTCCAGCAGAATCGAACGATGTGGATGACCTAGATGTGGGCAATACAGCAGACTTGTGTCCAACCCTCTTGATCAAACGCGGAAAACAATTAATGTTATTCAATAAGAACTTACCGGAGATCCCTCGCGAGAACCCTCTATTTTTCGACAATTTAGACCAATATATCGCATATGTAAAATTACAACGTGATGTGTATAAACAAAGCTGCCCCGTCTTATTTTTGCAACAAGAATCCAATGCCCAAGGCGAGGATGTTTATAGAATGCGTCGTCCACAAAATAATGATATTACAGTCGACCCGTTATTACTTGGTTCGGCAACCGATTATTTCCAAAACACATCAAACGTTAGCCCGCAATTTACACCACCCTCTGGTCCAACTGCATTTAATATGCCTCCGCGAAACCATTCCATACATTTAGCATTATCCGGATCACCAATGCAACCCGACGCAGCCGGTGCAAAACAACCTACTATAGAATATGTCGACGCGAGTCGTCACAATAAGCCGTATAATCAGGGAACATATGGATTCGATCCGTCGAGTCAATATACGGGGAGATATACAGTATTAGATCAAATACACGATTCGACCAAGATGCAAAATCCGCAGGGATTAAGTGATAATGCGATGGACCTGAATTGGGGTGGGGCGTCATTTACAAGTAGCCAAATACAGGCTGGTAAATATGCCGGAAATGAAGTTAAACCCCCAACGGTGGTGAGTAATCTCGCAGCACCACCACAGTGAACACCTTCGGCTATTATACTAAAAATGTGATTATATTCTGAATAATATTTTTGCCGATTTTTCGTGATTTACCGCGAGTTTCGCATACTATATCATCTAAACACTCCGGATTGGTTTTGATGTTATCAATTAAATTAGAAATCGTATGATATTTTTGCATAATCGCAACAGCCGATACGGTGCTGATGCCGGGTATCTGGCATAGCATAATCTCTCCTATATTTTCGGGTGTAAGATTATCCTTTTTTGTTTTCTTAACAACCGAGCAATAGGGTGCTGGTTGAGATTCGTCGGCGGAGGTCGCGGTTCCGATCCAAGGCTGTGAGCCACGGGCCATTTCACGTGAAAGTTTGTCGGCACAATTTACGACCCAATCGGCCGTCTCCTGAATGGAATTTGTTCGTATCACACTAAATCCTTTGAACATTAAAAGTGAAGTCATTGCCGAATATACCATCTTCTTTTCCGCGGGATTATGCAGTTGAGATAATAGACCTTCGACTATATACACAATATGATGTCTGTAAACACCAGACGCATGTATCAATCTATATGACTGTTCTTCGTAACGACCGTCTTTGATACTTGCGATCAAATCGGTGAGTGATTTACGTTCGATCAACATAATTTCTGCATCATGCTCGTCACGAATAGAAATATCGCCTAAAGGTAGAACGCGTTTTGTGATGTGATTTTGCGTGGTCATTGTAATACATTTTTCATATAGAGATACTTCGCGCTCGTCTAGGATAATTTGGATATTTCCAGATACGGTTGTTGGAGGAGCGAGCATAATGTATTGTAGTACAATACATTATTACGTAGTTATATCATTTTTAAATAATATTTACCATGGTTTATTGATGTCTCCAGTAAGGAACGGGATGAAGAGTGCTTCCGATGGGTCGGGAGATATTTACGCGCGGGTTAGCCGTGTGGCGAAGACCGAACACTACCTGTCCATTATTAGTGAAGTCATACAACGTGGCGCGACTTTGGTGGGTTCTGAGGGCGGCGCAAAACCATTGGTCTCGCCCAATCTGATAGGGAAGACCGGCCTTCTTGGAGCCTCCACCCTGGTCCTGATTAGTAATGCTGTCTATGGACGCGGTTTTCTTTGTAGTAGATAGCACCATCTTGTTCGATATATATTAGTATAAGACAAAAAAACAGGATAGCATAAAATTTATCCGAAAACGACTTAGACAGAAAGGTGTAAATTAAACTAGTTCGATTGGTTTCATATTATTTCACGAATAACATGAAGGCGATCTCAAGAACCATAACCGACCGTGCACCCGTTCAACTCGAGGATGATATTCGTATTGAAAAGAATTCTCAGGGACAAGAAATGTATGTATTTGACCCATACAATCCCCTAAATAAGTCTATTTCTAAAACGGATATTGGTGAAATATTGAAAAGGTATGGTGTAAATGCACCTATATTCAATTATGAATTATACAAGCGCGCATTTATTCATAGATCCTATTTGAGACGCCCCGATTTGGAAAACGAACAAAACAATGTCGTAATTGTGCCTAAACCGGACGACTGTTTACCACTGAATACAAAGTCGAATGAACGGCTTGAGTTTATTGGAGACGGCGTGTTGGAATGTATTACTAAATATATCTTGTATCGCCGCTTTCCTAAGGAAAATGAAGGATTTATGACGGAGAAGAAAATCGCTCTGGTAAAGAATGAGGCGATTGGCCGCGTTGCGTATGAAATGGGATTACATCATTGGGTAGTGTTGTCTAAACATGCGGAGCAAAAACAGACGCGCACGAATTTGAAGAAGCTCGGTTGTTTGTTTGAGGCGTTTCTTGGTGCATTATTTCTGGATTTTAACAAGATTGATGTAAAAGATGAGCACGGATGGTTTGCGAATACATTTATCACGGGACCTGGATTTCAAATGGCGCAAATATTTATCGAAAACGTATTTGAAAAGCATGTGGACTGGATCAACCTAATTCGAAACGACGATAATTACAAGAATATTTTGCAAGTTCGTATTCAAAAGGAGTTTAAGGTTACGCCGGATTATCTCGAGTTTGCCGAACACCACCCGGATTCGGGTTATCACATGGGTGTGTATTTGTGTCTAGGTCAGCCGATACATTCGGTTTCTACAAATAGTTCGACCGATGTTCAGGCGTTTAATTCATTCGAGTCCATTCATCAACACATGTCCGAACATCGCCGAGTGTTTATCGTATTGGGTAAGGGCGTTCATAAAATTAAGAAGAAGGCTGAACAGATAGCATGTGAGGAAGCATTACGAATATTACAGGCGTTTTAAAGCCGAAGACATGGGTGTATGAATGGAACTCCGTGGGCGATAGCCGAAGGAGTTTGGATGTGAACGAGAAATCATTTGAATATTTTTATTCACATGATTCTGGACGAAAACCTCGTATATATCATAAAATTATGACCTTATAGTATATTAGGAATAAGACATAAATATAGAAATGAGTCAATTTAATATTTTACATTTAGCTGTAAACAACCCCGCAAAAACTGGTCAAAAAACGGGTGTGAAGGTATTGTTATCCAATCAGGAGATAGATGAAGTCGACAGACAAGTAGATAAAGGTGTTGATCGCGCGGTTAATAAAATAGGCGAAAACGCACTCGACGGCAAAGGTATGGAGAAAAACGCTACAGAAGGTGAAGGTTTAAAACCGGGGGTGGTTAGTCGAAGGAACGAAGTTTCGATTGTCGATGAACGAGACGGGCGACCATTTGATCGAGCAAATATATTAAAGCGCCTAGCGTCGAAAGGTATATATACAACAAGTAAAAATGTGAATGCGAAACCAGATGGTGGTTTAGAAGAATCCAAGATGGACGAAAATGTAGCTGATGCGACGGAATCCGAAGCTTTGGCGGATAGTATAATCCCGCCCTCGATCGAATTCACGAAATCGGTAGCAGAAAAATCAACTGTAAAACCGGGACCGATCATTAAGCGGTATACTCGTAAACCAAAGGTGCTGGCCGACGGAGAAGAAAAAGAAGCCGTGGATAAACCCAAAAAACGCGACGAACCAAAGGATTATGGAGAATATAAAGCCGATTCTGAAGATGAATTGCGTTTTAGAGAGCAACTGCCCAAGCCCGTGAGCGTACATCGTGTAAAGACATCAAATTATTACATGAATAACCGAAAGAAGTTCTTGTCTCAATTGATCCCTCTTTTTTCTAATTACAAACGTGAATTATCGGACGCAGACAAGGTCGCATCATGTGATGCGTCTTCCGCTAAAACGGATTCGGTCGATTTTAAACTGATGATTCATCAACAGGTCGTGCGCGATTATTTGAATTTGTATACCCCATACCGCGGATTGTTATTGTATCACGGGTTAGGCTCTGGAAAAACTTGCACGTCAATTGCGATTGCAGAAGGGATGAAGTCGCAAAAGCAGGTCTTCGTATTAACTTTGGCGGCTTTAAAGGCCAATTTTTTCGATCAGATGAAGGTGTGTGGCGACCCCATTTATAAATTGGATCAGTGTTGGAAATTCACGTCAACTGAGGGTCAACCACATTTAATTCGTGTGTTTTCTAAGTTATTGAACCTAACCGAAAAATTTGTGGGCGATCATGGTGGTGCATGGATGGTTGATATTAAGAGTCCGTCGAATTTCAAGGATCTCACGGATGAGGAAAAGAAGTCGCTTAACATTCAGATTGATGAAATGATCCGATCCAAATATAAGGATTTGAATTATAATGGGTTGACCAAGAAGATAATGGACGATATAACCGACAATTATTCCAAAAATCCCTTTGATAATAGTGTGGTAATTATAGACGAGGTTCATAATTTTGTAAGTCGTATTGTGAATAAAACGAAAGAACAGACGTCTATATCATACAGATTGTATGAGTATCTAATGAGTGCTACAAACGCGCGCATTGTATTGCTTTCAGGAACACCAATTATCAATTATCCAAATGAAATTGGTATTTTATTTAATATTTTACGTGGTTACATAAAAACTTGGACATTCCCCTTTACAATTGAGGCATCCGCGGATAAACCATCGCGCGAGGCCGTATTATCTTGGTTTAAGACTGCGGGTATTAATAAATATGATTATGTTGAATTTGCAGGGCAGCAATTGACTGTTACGCGAAATCCGTTTGGATTCGTAAACAAATATGATATGCCGCAGTCAGCCCGTCCTGGACATAAGGGTGGTAAATCCAAGAAGAAACAAGTCAAAAAGCCAACAAGAACCAAAAAGTCGCGCGCAGCTGACGAATCGATACTTATTCATAAGAATGGATTGATTTCCATTAATAAACCGATCGAAGGTTCACAATTAGATGAAACTGACGAAAATCGAAACATGCGCATTCGTGCAGAATTTGACGTGCAGACTGGTGGGGGTATATTTGAAGATTATACTGGCGTGGAACTCGACGACACCGGGAATATGAGCGACGTGAATTTTAAAAAGGCCATTATAACCATTATGGAATCACACGGTATCAAAGTAGAGAGTAGAAGGGTCACTGTGACTAACAACAAGGCGTTGCCCGATTCGTCCAAGGAGTTTTTGGAGACGTTTATTGAATTGGGCGCGAAAGAGATGAAAGACGAGCGCGTTTTTCAAAAGCGCATTCTTGGACTCACCTCGTATTTTAAGGGTGCGGATGAATCATTATATCCTAAGTTCATCCCATCTTCACATGATAATGTCTACCATATCGAGAAGATTCCTATGAGTGAATATCAGTTTGGTATATACGAAAAAATTCGTAATGAAGAAAGCAAACGTGAAAAACAAAACAAGAAGACACAGGCCAAGCGTGATAAAAACAAGGATGCGGCCGATTTGTTTAAAATCCCGTCAACCTACCGTATCGCGTCACGCATGTGTTGTAATTTCGCATTCCCCGATCCGCCCGGAAGACCGCAGAAGCAGAGCGGAGAAAAGGGGGGTGATGATGAAATCGGCGAAGAGGAGGTAGAAGAGGAAGAAATTGGCGCGAAGCGCGGACGTAAGAACACCAAAGGTGGAGCAAAAAAAGGTATTGATATCGAAGAAGACGAGGAAGAGGAAGAGGAAGAATTACCCAAACCCGATAAAGTAACTGCGAATAAGAGTAAACCCAAGAAGGTTACGTTTGACGACGAGACGGAAGAAGAAGATGACGATGAAGAAAAAGAAGACGAGACAGAAGAAGATGAAGAGCCGTTAGTGAAGAGTGGAGAGGATGTAATCTTGGAAGGAGTTGAGGATCTAGACGCAGAAGACGAAAAGGAAGAAGAAGAAGAAAAGGAAAAGTTGGATTATCCTAAGCGCATGCAGCGCGCACTTGCTGAATTAAAGAGTCGATCTGAAGAGTTTCTTGTTCCAAGTGGTCTACGTATGTATAGCCCCAAGTTTTTGAAAATCTTGGAAAATATACAAAATAAGGAGAACGTTGGACTTCATCTGATATATAGTCAATTTAGATCTATGGAAGGTGTCGGAATTTTAAAATTGGTTATGGAAGCGAATGGGTTCGCCGAATTAAAATTACGCAGATCGGGGCGCGAATGGGAACTGGATGAAAATCCAGAGGACATAGATAAGCCAAAATTCGCACTGCATACCGGAACGGAAACTGACGAGGAGAAAAAAATAATATTGAATATTTATAATTCAAAATGGGGTGAAATTCCGTCAAGTATCGCAGCCGCATTTAAAGACCGAGGGTTTAGCAATAATCACATGGGCCAGGTGGCTCGTGTATTAATGATTACGGCATCCGGTGCAGAGGGTATCAACTTAAAGAATACTCGGTTTGTTCACATCGTAGAACCGTATTGGCACATGGTTCGTTTAGAACAAGTTATTGGTAGAGCCCGTCGTATATGTAGTCACCAAGATTTACCCGAGCCATTAAGAACAGTCAAGGTGTTTTTATACATGGCTGTTCTTGGTGAAAGACACCGCAAGGACGAGAAAAATATCGAACTGAGAATGCGTGATAAAAGCAAGTTATCATCTAAAGCTGCATCGGATATGGACCAAACCACACTGTTGGGACGATATGTGCGACAATTGGAGGTAAACCCGGGCGTTGTTACGACAGACGAACAATTGTTCGAAAATGCTTTAATAAAAGATCACGTAAATTCCCAGATATTGACGGCCGTCAAGGAAACCGCGATGGATTGCCGTTTATACGAAAAACAAAACAAGGACGAGAACTTGGTATGCTTTAGTTTTGGAAATGTATCATCTAATGCATTTGGTTCGTATCCAACATTAAAACAAGACATCGCCGAAAAGGACGTTGAGGAAACGCGGGAAGTAACCTCTAAACTAATCGAGTTCACGTATAAAGGCATCAAATATGCATTGAACGAGCGAACGGGAGATATATATGATTTTAAAGAGGCTATGGAAAAAATCAAAAACCCCAAGAGTTTGACCGCGATTGGTAAAATTACAGGAAAAGGAAAATCGACTAAGGTCGAACTATTTTAGGCAGGTTTTGGACCGAACTCTATCGGCGCTAGCAAAAGGAGTTTAAAAAAACAAGCTTGTATATGCAAACAATGAATATACAAACATTCGGCTACGGATCACTTCAATGCTATTATAATAGCATACAATTTCCATTATCAATAGAAATCGCATTTTCAAACACACCCAATAAAAAATCTGAAAACTTGGTGTATCCATAAGATTTCTGATCAAACGTGGGATATTTTCTCAGAATATCATCCTTCAGCATGCTTATATTCGTCTTTTCTTCTAGGATGGAGCCATGAACCACATCCCAAATGTCTTCAACTTGAACCAGTTTAGATTCTTTAGGTAATAGGCTCTCTATTTTAGTGTATTTATCGCAAACCGATGTAAGGCTTGGACTAACATTAGATACACCAATACAATGAGCTGTTTTATTCTTTTGTTTAATTTCCATAACAACGTGTCTATAATCCGAATCTGACGTAACCAAATAATAGATATCGATTGTGTCGTTTGTATACAACGTTTTCATGATATCAACACTCAGTCGTAGATCAACCGAATTTTTACCGCTAATTTTATCGCAATGAACACACAAAAGACCATTTTGACGAGCAACATGATTCCATTTTTTCAATGCGATTTCTGTCCAATCCGCGTAAATGTTGTAAATAATAATTCGACCATGTTTTCGAATTTCTTGATCGATTACCTGAAAATGACTCTGGTTAATATTTTCGCCATCAATAAAAACCGCTATGACCGCATCCGTCCGTTTCATATACATAGGTAGTTACAATAAAACATACATATATTATACGGCGGTCCACAACGCCGTGGATGAATGTCCTATAAAAATTAACCATTTATTATTTAGCGTGAAAGAAAATATAAAAACAAATGCGTTTGTTTTTATATAAGACCGTCGAAAAATGAACGAGGCAAATAATGTGTTAACTATTAAAACTGTGCAGATTCAGCCTATTCGAAATATGATAACCGCAATTAAAGACATTTTAACCGACGCGACGATTACATACACGGATAGTGGAGTAAAAATTATCAATTTCGATAAGACGCATACTATTTTAGTGAACGTGATTTTACATGCACATAAATTCGAGTTATATGACTGCAAGCCCGATAAGATCATTGTATGTGCGAATACAATGCATCTGTTTAAGGTGATTTCGACCATGTCGAATGACGATACCTTGTCCATGTATATCGACAAAGACGATTATCACGACGGAATTGTATCACATTTGGGATTACAATACGATAATGGAGATATTAAGCAATGCTACAGTCAAAAGTTGAGATTGATCGAGCCAGATACCGAAGAGTTGGTTGTGCCTGATGTAGAATATTCAACAGTAATTAATTTACCGACGGCTGATTTCCAGAAGATTATTCGAGACATGAATGGTATTTCTGACCGCATTGAGATTAAATCTGTAGGTAACGACCTTATTTTTTCATGCGAGGGCAATTTTGCGAGTTCGCGAATTTTCCGGTCAGAATCGGACGGGTATATGGAGTTTATCAATAAACCCGACGCTTCCGTTATTATTCAAGGCGAGTTTTCGCTAAAGAGTCTGTCGCATTTTATCAAATGCACCCCATTATGCAGCCATTTGGAGATGTATCTTGGAAACGATTTACCGCTGATCGTGAAATACGATGTCGCCTCTCTGGGTGAAATTAAATTATGTTTGGCGCCATTGCCTCCGAGCTAAACTTCGAGTAGCGCCTTCGGCTCGCTCCAAAAACCTATTACGGCAAATATTGTGATAGTAGGGTATCTATGATTCGTGCGAATGGTACATATTCAAACGGGCGCCGTGGAAAAATTCGATCATTTATCCAATAGGTCAGATTATTCCAGCCGTAAGTAGTTTTCAAAAATTCAGAGGAATATTCATAATTATCATTACCGAGTCTATGATCAATCTCTAGACAGCCGGTCAAACAAACGTCTATATACGATTGTAAAATTGGCGAATTGGTGCTGGGCGGTTCGATATAATCGGAATCGATCGAATAATAGTAAACTGTAGAATTCTCAGGTATATTGAAAAACCTATTTTTTCTCACAGTTGCCGCTCCAATTCCGCCCAAACATTCAATGTTATCGATCGGTATTTGTTTTCGAATATATCCAGTTTCGCGCTCATCCAACTTTATCAAACATTCCGATGTAATTTCTATAAGGACACCATTTGTAGTGCATCCCCCATGTTCGTAACATGCGAGTGTGGTCCATGGTTCAGAAAAGGTATTATTTGAATTCATGCACAAATACCAACCACGTTTTAAATTTTTAACGCGAACTATAAACGTCGGTTCGCTTAGAGAGGTTTTATGTGATAATGTATTATTTACAGAATGTATATTTTGCAAAGATCCATAGCCAAATATATATTGTTTATTCGCAGTCATTTGTTATTTATATACTGCAGTTAGGAAATGTAAAATACAAATATATCTACTCGTATAATTATTACCCATGATAATAATTATATAAACTCCTTCGATATGCGTCACTCACCTCTGCTGTCGCTCCGGCTCGCTTTAAAACACACTCTTTACCATTTTCAAAAACAGATCCTTTTGTTTTTTATAGTCAAGGATCGGTGCCGGATATTTCACATCGGAATATTGGCCGGATGTGTTATACCATTTATGAATATTCTTTGGAGGAACATCCTTTAATTCAGGCACCCATTTTTTTATATAAATCGCATCCGCGTCGTGTTTTTTTGATTGCTCCCACGGACTCATCACACGAAACCACGGCATTGAATATGCCCCTCCGCCGACAATCGACGCCCAGTTTCCGAGATTGGACGCGACATCATAATCGACCAATTTTTGCGCGAAATATCGCTCCCCGTCCTTCCAATCAATATGCATTATCTTCGTCAAAAAGGTAGCCACCAACATTCTCGCGCGATTATGCATATATCCGGTTTCATTTAGTTCACGCATACCGGCATCGACTAACGGGAATCCGGTCATACCATTTTTCCACGACTCAAGCCACTTATTATTTTTTACCCATCGTATATTTCCGAAGTCTTCATTGTATATATTTGATAATGTGTTCGGATAGGCGAACAATAAATGTGCGAAGAAATCTCGCCAAATAAGTTGACGTATAAAACTACTATGTAACGCATATCGCAATTTGAACGCATGGAAGGCTTCTCGGATAGAAACGCAACCATACTTAAGATAAGCCGATAATCTCGATGTTTCTTGAGACATTTCATCGCGTGTATCGTCATAATCCTTCAAACGCGACACCGAATTTCGCAATCGAGTTGTTCCTTCAGTTCGTCCGCCGTGAACTGCTATTTTCGCATTTGGTTCACCTACAAATTTTGCCCACCCGTCGCGCAGTGCGAATGGATGCAGTTTTTTACCAGTATATTTTGCTAAATTTTGAACAGACGCATGTGACGGATGTTCAACATCATGTAACAAAACCTCATCGTAAAACGGTGTGAATTTTTGATATACACTTCCCTGTTTACTCACGACCGTTCCAGGAATATATAGATAATAATCATCATCTTGGATTTTACATTCAATCCCCTTTTTCACGCACATTTTCTCAATCGCTTCGTCGCGCGCACGAGCATATGGTGTGTAATCTCGGTTGAAATATAAACAATTGATATGTAATGCGTCAATCATTTCTTCGAGTGTATTTACGGTAGATCCATACATTATCAACAGTTCACCGTGAGAGTCCCTTATTTCGCTCGATAGACTTTCCAAACTTTCTAACATAAATTGCACGGAGTTAGTCGATTTATGCGAATTTTTGGAAGTAACCTGCTCTGGTGTAAATATAAAACAGGTATACAATTTTGCTACATCTCGACTTGCTTGGTTTAATCCGCGATTGTCTACAATCCGTAAATCGCGATGGAATAGAAACAGCCCCTTTCGGAGCGATCCATTCGGCGAAGGAGTTTGAGATTTTTCCATCGGATAATTATAGTATAATACAGTAAATCTTTATTTATTTTTTATAATCAACTTAAATAGTAATATACATGATAATTATAAATGGAGAGTGAACCAACGCATTCTACTTCGGATGAAAATATATGCGAGGGGGTGCAAAATGAGGAACTAGCAGAAGAAGGATGTGATAAAAGCGAAAATAAGTGTTCCGAGACTCAAACAGAATCACATCCGGTCCAATTCGAAAGCGAATATTTTGAATCTTACGTAGAATACGGATCGCGGCAACTATATTTTTTGTTGTCCGATTCGTTCCACTGGATTTACGACACAACGAATAATATATTGGCGAGTGAACAGTGTAAAACACTCGGCCTAAATTTGTTATGGACCGCGAGTAAACTGTGTGTATATACGGAGAGGTTGGGTGCTCATTTGTATAATTCCAATAATTACATTCGCGACGCGGTCGACCTATTTTCGCGCGTTAAATGTGCGATTAATAACCTCACTCTAAATGTGCGAACGGAGACGACGCGCAAAAATTGGGTTCATGTATGTCGCGTGGCCCAAAAGTCGGATAAGAATTTCGCTTATTTTGAATTGTATGATATATTCAATGATGATATAACCGCGAGCACTTGTGAATCCTCTCTGTTGAACACATACGATTCTATATTAAATGCGTCGAACGAATATGTAGACACGTGTATTATAATGAAACATAGTAATCGATATTTCGTATCATTATGCAGTCATTATATTGGTAAACCGGTTGTGCCTAGTCCCTTAGATATGATAATGAATGCCCCGATTTCAATCAGTTATAATCATCCGGCTATATCAGAATCGATCGAATTAACTATTCCTATTGAAATGTATTGTGTGGGAAATCATCTATTTTCTGCAGCATTTGTTCGCCGTTGTTTAGAATATCAACAAATACCGTTCGTATTTGACGACAGGTATACGCTGACTATTATTGATACCAATGTTACGATTCATACGGTTTCTTCGACCGAGTATATAACGGTTACAGCTGACGGAATTGAAAAAATGGCTATGAAACGGGTCGTGATAAATGAAAAAAAATGGTATGTGAGTGATTCTGATGGTGCGAATGACGATGATGCCGATAATAATGACGATGCGGATGACGAGGCCGATGAAGATGATACTGACGAGGATCGTCGCGATGAAGCCGATAATGATGACTATACCGAGGAACTTGATCAAAATATGAAGGCTGCCGTAATTATAGAAGAATCGGTTGATGCGAATCAAACCGAAACACTCATAACGAAATCAGTATGTGATAACACGCCGAGTTTAGAAACAAAAGAAACCGACGAGGGATACGAGGCCGTGTTTAATTAAAATATTCAGGTGAAGAAGTATACTATAATATATATTTAAAGATATTGTATACATATATAGTACGGGTGATGTCGTTGGATACGCTTGGTAATCCATCTTCACAGCCACAACAAGTTTTGCATGGTAAATGGGATCTATATTACCATTTACCACACGATAAAAACTGGGATGTTTCGAGTTACAAACCAATTTCTAAGAATATCGCGACAGTTGATCAATTGATTGCGATTAACGAAGCCATACCTGAAAAAATTGTAAAACACTGTATGTTGTTTGTAATGAGAAGCGGAATTACACCCATGTGGGAGGACGTTCAAAACCGTAATGGCGGTTGTTTTTCCTTCAAAGTAATTAACAAACAAGTCCCGGATGTGTGGAAAACCCTATTTTATGCACTGTGTGGTGAATCATTATGTAATGATAAGGCCCATAGTCCCACGTTAAATGGTATTACAATTTCACCAAAAAAGAATTTTTGTATTATTAAAATCTGGTTAAAAGATTACTCAATGCAGGATCCCAGCGTATTAATCCCGATTACCAACCTATCAAAACAGGGATGTTTATTTAAAAAACACGCCCCCGAGTTCTAAGGCGCTAGTCGAAGTTTTTGTCCAAAACTCCTCGTATAAAATGTGTATTTTGAAATATGTAATAATTTATATATAAATTATTATGTATAACCGGACGTTCATCCCATTTTGTTTTATACACCCAGCGCAGGTATGTATGTCTTATTATCAACATTTCTGGTTTTCGATGTATTTAGCACGACGATTTGCGATAGGTAGTGTAAAAGCGGTAATTCATGCATTTCTACCCGATTATTTCATTACGTCTTCGAGTGACTTAATTGAAGATATACGACAGGATATGAGTAAAATCGGATGTAAACCGGACGAAACACCAGGAACAGTTATAGTCATCGAACGAACCGGCGTTTGAAGGAGTTGATCCATCGGCGATAGCAAAAGACGTCATCTTTGACCATAGAAAATAATTTTAATATAATATATATTAATCAATATTTATATATTATAAACGTATACTCGTGCACCGGTTAGATATCTAATGAAATCATATTTTTATCGGACCGTTGCTTTCTTCGATTTGTTCGCTTAGGCAGCGACGAATTTTGACCATCTCTTAATGAAGAGACGCTAACCATCGACTCATTTTCATCGTTTCTACCTGCATTTTCGCTGAGATTAACCTCACGTGTTTTTAACCCAGATAATAGATTGTCCAAATCGATTGATTGTGGACCCTTCATCTCAGGCCTGGCGGAACGAGACTGTTCTGGCTGCATTGATGGTTTCGAGTTCGCATTCGAAACATTTTCGTATTGATTGCTTACATCAACTCCCTCCTCTCGGAACATAGTCCCCCTACCCATCGCGATGTCGGGGCGATTGCTGGGTGCGGTTGTATATTGCATACCGGGTCTAGTCGGCGGAGCTTGTTCCTTTGTTTTAATAGGAGCGGGCGGGACACCATAAGATGTGTTCACTTTTTCATCGGGGTGCAATACACTATTTACAAAATCAAATCCGGGGCTGCTTTTGCTCATCGTTTGTGCAGTTGCAGTGGAAAACATTTTCATTAATTCGGGACTTTGTTTAATCACATCATTAAACCCAGGCGTAGCAGTAGACAGCGCCTTGTTGGTAATATTCAATACGGCACCGCTGAATCCGAGTCGAAGTAAGAGAGATACTTCCGGCGACATTTTTCCGCCCTTATATTTATCGTGTAATTCGGCGAATATTTCCTCGTAACTGTCTATATCTTCGTTAATTTGCTCGCCCCATCCGTCCAAATTTAATCCAAAAGGGTCAAACACTGCATTACCATATTCGATCGAGTTTACTAGAGTAGTCAACCACCAACCCTGCAATTTAACACTATCCTTCTTACGCTTATCTTCCATGGCGGTTTCATATTCATCTTCAACCTCATCGTAGTCGGATTCTAGATTAAAATGCGAATTGTGTTTGATTAATCCCTTATCATACCACTCGTCTAACTTCTTGATCATCGCGCGCTTTTTGCGACGTTTTTCGCGTTCAGACATGTGCGCGCTACCAGATGCCTCGGGAACGTCATTCATTTTACCATAACCATCCCATGTTTTAGTTGTTCCAATGCTTTCCACCGTCGCAGCCCCTAATTTTGAATCGGTATGAAGGGGGGCATTTGAAGTAGAGGCAGGAGAATTGCTACCAAAATTAAACATGCTCGAAAACCCACTAACACTTTTAGTAGAAGGTTGATCGGCAGGTTGACCACCCGATTTACTTAGTTCGTTCAATTCATTTTCCAAATTGTCTAAATCTCCCATGTCCACGCGCGAGGATGCGCTGCTTGACCTTTGTTTATCATTCATTAACAATTCAATACCTGGTCCAAAATTAACAGAATGTGATGTTTTGGGGTATTCATTATCGTGCAACTGGAAAGATACCGGCTCAAGGTCGCTTAATCCAATATCAATGACTTCCATAGAATCGACTTATGATAAAGTTATACTATTTATTTTTAAGTTCTCCGCATAAGTAATTAGTTTTGTATGTTTTAAATACCAAATACCTTGTAGAAATGCATCGGCCAAATCATCCTTTTTCGGTGTGTTTAAAACGTCTGCCCAATTTCCTAAAGTCGGGTTAATTTCTAAAAATTTGTTACAAATATCAACACTCGTTTTTTTGTGTTCTTTGTATATGTCGCGCGCAGTTAACTCTGTAGAAATACGAAGAACGGTCGAAGATATTTGGTTCGAAATAGTTACACTATCATCTATATCGAGTGTCTCCGGTGGTTTAATAACAAAATGTTTTAGTTTATTCGCAGATGATACGAACTCGATATAGGGTGTGTTTGGCTGCATAATATAATATTGCGCCAACATACCTTGGACGGTTTTCATTCGAGATGCAATTGGAGATATCTGATTTTCCATAATAACGTGGGTTATATCGTCCACATCAAGTAGGTCGTCCAAACACTGTTTCATATTTCGCCCCACTGTTATTAAATCGGTGTCTCCTGCAGTTTTCGCACGCTTGGTCAAGACGGGATTAATCCCGCGCGCATCAAATTGTTCCAAGACAATTTCTAAACAACCCTTCTTTGTTTTTGGCGCCCCTCCTTCTGTAAAAAAATTCATCTTATTGCCTATATCAACCAATTCATCTCGACCCATTTTTTTAATACTAGCACTAGAATTCAGTTTATTGCGAATAATCCAAGAGTTGTCCTTGGCGGCGGCATTCGCATGCGTTTCACAAAAATATTGATCATTTTTCGTATATTTTGCCTTGCGGTCACATTTGCGGATTGCCTGTTTTTTAGATGTCTGTTTTAAATTACATGTGCACGCCTGTGCGACTACTACATCATCCATCAAATTTAATATACCCCAATCTTGTATACGAAGTGAATCAAATTCGGCTTCGAAAATACAATACGCCATATTTTTTATACCTACGTCAAAACTGATTAATTTCATGAGTATATAATTTGATACGCCCCTATATTTATATTGATATTTATCAAAATGAGTTCGCTACATTTCCCTCCAATGCGGCGGTAGCAAGTCGGTCGGCGTGATGATTTCCGATTGAATGTATGTCGGATAGACCGGTATGTGCCTTCACATGAATAAATCGTATGTTCGGCTCGCATGAATATAATGTGTATATTTGTCGAACCAGTTCCTTATTTGGAATATCGTCCACCCAACCATTTTTCGCACATCGTTCGCCGTAGCTAGATGCGCATTTTATCGAATATTTCGAATCGGTTACAATCGCAATTCGTTTACCGCCGCGAATATCCGATTCTATAAATGGAAATATACTAATGATCGCAGTTAATTCTGCTACATTATTTGTCTGTTTTCCGGGCAACCGCTTTGAAACATTGCGAACATCATCTTCCCCGAAGTAAACGCCGATTCCGGCAGATGCACCGCGCATACCATTTTTACTACACGCACCGTCGGTATATACATAATAATCTGTATGCGACTCATTCGATTGGATGGAAACCTCGGTTAAACCTACATTTTTATTCAAACTTTTTGATGCTATAAAGGCCTCTGCGTCGATCTTTGTATCAAACTTTTTAAAGACCGCACCACTAAAACCTTGGACAGAATGTTTACAATTTGTCCAATTCGTAAATACCCCAACAGAACGTCCATTTGCTACTGCATAAAACATAATATATGATCACTTATAATCACATGGTCTAAACAATCAATTTTGCGAATATTTTTCTAATCACTTGAATACGAGCGTCTAAATAATCAGATGTGAGAAATAAAAAT